GACTGGATATGGGAGAAAACACACGCTACAGGCTTTCTAAACGCCAAATTTCAGCCATTAAGAGCGCATGAGATTATCAGTGTGTTTTATGCCAAGAAACCGACCTTTAATCCCCAAAAGACCAAGGGCCACAAGCGCAAACAAAGTGCCCGTACTGATATTGATAGCGAATGTTACGGCAAAGCACTTAAACGCTATGAATATGACTCAGAAGAACGCTACCCGCGCTCTATCCAAATTTTCAACAGTGATAAGCAAAAAGAATCACTTCACCCGACACAAAAGCCCGTTGCATTGCTTGAATACTTAATTAAGACCTACAGCAATGAAGGTGAAACAGTCTTAGATTTCACCATGGGTTCGGGTTCAACAGGTGTGGCATGCATAAATACACGGCGTAATTTTATCGGTATTGAGCAAGATAACGGCTATTTTGCTACTGCGACCGAGCGCCTAAAGCAATTCGAGTTTGCGCCGTGCTAGGAATATCGAGAAAAGCCAAAAAATAGACCATTCAAAATAGCCCTAAATGCAATATTTGGGGCTTTTTATGTCTGATGTACTAGAACTGCGCAAAACAAAACCGATTACCTTCAATATTAAAGAGCGTGGCCGTCAGTTCACGGGTGTTTCGCGTGCAAACGTAAATTATCCAGCGTGGATTAAGTTAATTAATTCACCAGCCACACAAGAAATGGTCGCTACAGGCGGGATGTTTGGTTATTACGGGCATCAATTACGCTTGCTCTATGGCCTAGATGTGCCTGAGACGGTCATTGTGAACGGTCAACAGGTCAGTATCAGTCCAGCGGTGCGAACCATTGAATTATCGTGCGATGACGACGGCAACGTTACACATCGCCAAGAGTTCCTTAATAATCCGTTTGGCGATAAAGCACTAGAAAACTATCGGGCCAAAATTGGCGGGTTTTCAGCTGTAAATGACTATGAAAAAGTGGACGGGGTTATCTACCCGACGGTTAAGTTTGGCTTTGATTATGTACTACAGCCGAACTATGCAACCAACATGGGCCACGGCGAGTTAATGGACGGTGTTCAAGGCTCATACATGCGCAATACGCTTGAGGACAGCTTGGCGGTGATGGTCGATTCAGTCTATTCCACGCTTTCCGCAAACATTATTGCCGATGAAGCCATGGCACGGGCGATTGAGGCTGAAAATAAGCTTTTAGAAATGAAGGCAGACCGTGAAAAGCGATTGCGCTTACAACAGGCAAAACAAGAAAACATGCTCGACGGGGCTTTATGCAAAACCGTGGACTTGGACGAGTACATGCGTCAAGCCAAAACACCCATGTTAGATGGTGCAGTGACCAGTATTGAGCCTAAGCCCAAAGAAAAGAAAAGAGTCATTGTTGAAAATGCCACTGGTTGGTTTAACAGTTTCTTTTAAGGGGTAATGTATGCGAGTTCTAAGCCCTAAAGAGTGTGTCAGCCAAGCATTGGCGCAAATGGTGTTAGATTTCCGCCGTTGGCTCACACCAGAGACTCAGCTGTTAAGCAAGTGGAGAACTCAGACGGTCGCTTATGCGGTCGCTGAGGGCAAACTTGTGAATGACTTTTCCAAGCAATTGGACAGCTATCGAAAAAAAGGGGGAACCCTCCCGATATTGATTTTATCGGTACAAAACATTGTAGGCCCGCCAGATTTATCACAAATCATGGGCACTCACTTTGAAGTAAAACACATCTTTAAAAACGACCCATTGAAGCGCCGTGCAACCATGCGCACGGAACCCCGTGCTTATCACGTGCAATTCGTTTTCGTGGCGAATGACCCGACCAGTGCGGACGCATTCGCAAGTCAATTTTGTGCATACATCCGCCTTATGGAAAAGCGCCGTATTAAAGCGAATTACTTTGTATCGCCTGAAATTCGTGACGAGTGGGACTTAACCATTTTTGATAACACGCTGTATCCAGACCGAGCCGACCTTGAAGAAACCAACGTCACCGCTGGGCTAGTTGAGTTCGACCTTGCGGGCCTTGTGCCACAGGTTAAATCAGGTTTACCGCCGTTATATGTGGACGAGTTTACGCCTGAAGATGAAAAAACATCTGAGCAATTCTCACTGGTGATTCAGGCGGATCTATTCAAAGACCGTGAAGGTGAAAAAACGTTTATACGCATAGATGCAGACCCAGCAACAGGTGAGCGCACCGAGCAAGTCGTGGATAAGGATTAATTATGTCTCAACAAATGTATATCGATTGTCGAGTTGCTGGAAGTAATGGGGATGCTGTACGTGTGGTTGCTGTCGTGGATAAGCAAAATGACACATTGAGTATTGCGAAATTATTGCCATATGCCCCACCAAAAGACCCATACCAAGGCAAAACCCCTGAGCAAATTGCTCAAATTAAGCAGATTCAAGCCTATACGGTGATCGTCGTGGATAGCCCCACGGCGTTTAAGAAGTGGGACACGTGCTTTTCTCAATTAGAGCACTTGGATCAGGCGGTTAAGGACTATTACAGCATGAAGCGCTTGGGGCGTTTGACATTACATCCAGACCTTGAGGCGATGTGTAACCCTGAGTCAGTGATTGAAATTCGTAAAACAGAAATGAAAGGGAATGTCTACGAGCTGGACAGTGCTCAAGTTACCAATAACCATTTTGCCGTTTTAATTGCATGCTGGACAGCCATTAAGATGCTGGCCCAGTCCAGTATTGTGGAGCAAGAAGAGGAACCAACACAGCACGATATAGACACATTCAGCGTCCCATTTTCAATCTAAGGGGCTGGTATGGGTTTAAGAAGCTTAGATAGCTTGCCTCAGTGGAAAACCGCATGTCTGCGTTATCGCTATGACATTTCGCGTTTTTCCATTGAAGGTCTGGGGATGGAATACACGGGCCAGCAAGAAGAATTGTTTAATAGCGTGGCTTTTGACGGTAGCCGTACTACGGTTGCATCTGGGCACGGGTGTTTTGCCAAGGGCACCCCGATCATGTTGGATACGGGTGAGGTTATTCCCGTTGAAAAGGTCACAATTAATCATTTCCTTATGGGGGATGATGGTCAATCGCGCCGTGAAGTCTTGTATTTGGAGCGTGGCAGTGAAGAAATGTACCGCTTCACGTATAGCGACGGCACCCAGCACACCTTTAACGCTTCGCATATCTTATGTCTAATGCACGTGGAATCGCGTAGAACACGCGAAGTTACTGTGCGCATGTGGGATAAGCTCACACCCTTTGAAAAGTCCCGTTACGGCGTTTACAGGCTCAAGCCAGACCGTTCCGCCGTGGATGTTTCAGATCGATATGAAATATGCACCATTCAGACCGCTGAAAATTTGGGTAAGGGTGACTATTACGGCTTTTTGGTGGACGGGAACCATAAGTTTTTATCGGGTGATGGTTTTGTATTCCATAACACAGGTAAAACCCGTTCCGCTGGTGTAGTGGCCCTATGGCATTTATGCTTTTTCCCGCACAGCGTCATGATGTTTTCAGCGCCTCAGATTCAACAGCTGAGAAAATTAGTCTGGAAAGAAATCGAAATCTGTTTAAGCCTTATGCGCAATGGTCGCTTGGCATGGCTGGCGGATTACATCACGGTACTGGCCGAGTCGGTTTACATCAAAGGTCATCAAAAGACTTGGCACGTATATGCAAAAACGGCACCCAAGGGGAACCCACAGGCTTTAGCGGGGAACCACGGCGATTATCTTTTAATTTGGGTGGACGAGGCTTGTGCGGTTGATGATGGGGTATTCGATGTTCTAGTCGGGGCCTTAACGCATGCGGATAACCGCATGGTTTTAACATCACAACCAGCACGGCCAGCGGGTTTCTTTTATGACACACATCACCGATTGTCTATTCAGGCTGGGGGGGTATGGAATAATTTAACCTTCAGTTCTGAAGATACAGGGCTTGTTTCTGAAAAGAAAATTATTGAAGCCCTTATTCAGTATGGTTCCCGTGAAGACCCGCAATACATGATTCGTATTCGCGGTCTATTTCCAGACCTTGCGGGTGAGTTCCTTGTCACCAATCGCATGGCTGAATATGCATTTAAAGGCAAGTCTTTAGGTGCTGAAACCCATGCAAAATATGGCTATTTCATTCTGGTCGATGTCGGTGGTGGTGTTGGCCGTGATGATTCGACCATTGCTATTGCGAAAGTCTGGGGTACCGCACAATGGGGGCCACACGCCCGCCGTGCAGAATTAACAAAAATCCCGCTTTGTAAGAACAATGATGATATTCATGAGCTAACCGCGCACATTCAAGAGTGTTTAATTGAATATCCTAATGCCACGATATTGCTGGATTCAAACGGTGCGGGTGCTGGCTTGGCCCAGAACTTAAAGTCACTGGGTATTTTCTTTAAACCGATGCATTGGGGTGGTCAGTGCTTTAGTAACGCAAACCGCAAAGAGTACGTGAATAAGCGTGCGCAAGCCTATGTGTGCCTATCACGGGCCATTCAGCAAGGGCGCTTTAAAATCCGTACCATGTTCCTAAAAAGTAAGGTGATTCAGCAATTAACCCGTGTCCCGTACACCTTCGATGATCAGGCCAGATTTAAGATTTTGTCTAAAGAAGAGATGCGCCGTAAGGGTATTTCGTCGCCCGATATTGTGGATACATTCGCCTTTATTTTCTTGGAAGGAACCATGTACACCCCAGCGGATAACGGCGTGAACCTAGATCCAGAGAGCTACGGCCATGGAGAGGGAGCAAATACGGTCGGAACCCCAGCAAGTACACTTGAGCAAGCCAGCGCCGTGGCTGATTTACTGTCATAGGAATATCGAAAAAGCACGGCGTAGGAACCCCGTATAACTGGCTAAAAGTGAATTGCGGTGTTAGTTATGAGTGAGCCAATTAAGTTACATATCACAAAAGCGGGGCTTTATGCCTTTTTTGATGCGCGGGCCAATGGCATCAAGCTTGAAATTGATAAAATGAAATACAGTTCGGACAACTTTGTGTCTGTCCCTCAAGACACTAGAACAGAGCTAAATAATATTGTTTCTGAGTCTAATATTGTGGCAAGCGGGACATCTGTAGAAACCAATACCATTCGTTTTGTGACGGTGATTAACTCAAATAGCGAATTGCATGTTGGATCGATGGGGGTTTATACCAAAGAAGGGGTTTTATTTGCGATTGCCAGCGTCCCGAATGGCTCACTGTTTAAAGTTTATAACGGGATTAGCTTTACGGCGACTTTTGGTATTTCTTTAAATTCTCAAATGTTAGAAGACATTAAAGTTATTTTAGATCCAAACACAGCCTTAGCTTTATCTTTGATTGCAGATCATGAAAAACATACCAATCCGCACCCGCAATATGCAAAAAACAGCGAAGTGATTGACGCAATTAATCAGATTAACAATGAGTTAGACGGTTTGAATAACAACCAAGGTGATCTTGGTGGTCAAATGATTGGTATTGGCCAATCTTATAAAAACGTGCTACCAGAACGTAAGAATGATGGCACGATTTATATTAATAATACGCCTAAACCAATTATGATTTTCATGCAATTTCACTACAATGACGGATTGTCAGGCGGATTGGTAACGGTGGATGGTCTTCAGATTGCCCACATGTATGGTCATCAATCAAACGGCTCATTAAACGTCTATACACCAATTATGTTTATATTGCCTCCAAACAAGGGATATAGTGTTAAAGGAGGGCGGTTAATGTATTGGGTAGAGCTGTCTTAGGAATAATAAGAAAAGACATTAAAAGGGCTGGGCCATAATGGGCACAGTCCTTTTTTTATGTGCATGCCATGCGAAATGAATTTTATAACGCCCTGCGTCGGCATATTGAAGTCAATGAGAAGCGTACAGGCTACGGCGGTTCGCTTGTGATTCATCAAATCGGTGAAGATGAAGTGAATGACCCATCATTGGTGAGTCTACGTGTCTATGGCACCCGTATTCATAGTGATGTTGTACGCTTGGCGTGTGGCACATCATTTACGCATGAGCTTTTGCCATTAAAAACCGTGTTATTGCCCAGTTTAAACGCCGTGGTACAACTTCAAAAAAAATACGGGGTGACGGATGCTTAAAGATGACCAATTCAAGCCCGATGAACTGCGTGAGGCCCTTTTACGTGGTGGTATAGGCAAAGACCTGAAACAGCGCCAAAGAGAGGCCCAGAAGCAACGTAAGTGGGCAGAAGAAGAGCGCGAAAGCAAATCAGATAAAAAAGGCAGTTTGCCGACATTTTTACGACCGCAAGATATTTCGGGCGATTATGATTTTAAGCGGGCCTTGCGCACGACCTTAAACATGCCTGAAGGTGAAACCCGTGTACTAACTGAAGCTGATTTACATGCATTTGCTGAAAACGTTAAGCAGATGCAACAGGCCTATAAGGGCGGTATTACGGTTGATCAGGTGATTTCACTGAGTCGCCAAGACGATATTAACCGTGCCAATCAGCAAATTCATATTGCTATTCCCGCACGGCGCGTAGGGAACTTGGTTCATTTCACCACAAATGCAAGCCGTGAAGGGCTTGAGAAAAACCCGAAAGGCCCACGCTATCACCATGTACAGGTTGAATTTTTAGCCTTTAATGAGCTGGTGTTTCACCCAGACCGCGTAAAGGCGACCACGGTGCAAAACAGGCTATCTAAGGGCCGTGTGAAGTTTGAGTGTGATTGTGGCCGTTTTAATTTCTGGTTTCGTTATTTAAATACCGTTGCTGGCACGGTACTGGGCCGTAAAGAGGGCGGTTTCCCTAAAATTCGTAACCCCAATATGACGGGTGTTGCGTGTAAGCATATTTTACGGACGATGCACTGGATTAAGTCACAAGCGGGCCGTCATTATTTGTCTATGGCCTTGGAAAAAGAGCGCACCAAGCAAGTCGGGGCCAAGTACAAAACCAGTAAAAATGAAATGTCGCGGATGTTGTCCGAGCAGATTGTGAAGGCAAATACAAAGCGTAATACCATTAGCCCCAATTTAAATGCAGAAGTGGCGAAAATTGAAGCCAAGGCCAAGCAAGCAACACAAAGGTTGCTACGTGTACAGAAACAACAAGAAACCAAGCATCAAGCGCTTGCCAAACTTAAAGCCCTGCATGAACAAGGTATTTTGACCGATGCAGAATACGCCGTGCTCAGTAAAAAATAATAGGTGAAAAAATGTTAAAGCCCGTTAATCCCGTTGCAAATCGTGTTGCTGAGGGCCGTCGTGTTGCATCACGGTCAATTGTTTTAACCAGTCAATCAGCAGTCTCAAGTTATGTATTTCGCCGTAGTGTGGTGCCAGCGGTTGCTGGTGAAAGCCGTGAAGATACTGTCTGGGAAGGGGGTATGGTGCTCAGTGACCATGAAGAGCATGCAACAGAGTACACCGAGCAAGGTTATGCCATGGTGCTATTTGATAAGTTTTCAGGCGGTTCCATGCATAGCGATGGGGACGACATCAATAGCGGTGAAGCAATCCTATATGCGCAAATTGAGCCATTTAATTTGGATGACTACGGCTCACACCGAAAAATGCTGGTCAATACGCCAGACTGGAAGCCTCAAAAGGGGGATGTTTTTGCGCTGGTGATTGAAGAGGATTTAATTAAATGGGTGGAGTGCGTCGGTGTAACGGGCCAGAGTCTACATGCCCAACACGGCGAGACATATGTATTAAATATTCGAGATAGTTTAATGCACTTAGATCCATTCAAAAACCAAGAGGATTTCATCAAATAAGCGGAAAACCCGCGTAAATACTGGTTTTTGCGAAAAAAGACATTAGCCCTTGATTCAAAGGGCTTTTTTGTTGCTAGGAATATTCATTTTTAGGGGTTTTTCAGTTCTTCAAAATAGGTGCATAGGTTCGCCATTTTCGGCAAATTAAGGAAACCACTATGTATGATGAAAAAGCGGTAGCAGAAGCGGTAAAATTACAAGGCCAAGAAATTGCTTTAACAGCGAAGTTCATGAGCCTTATGGACTTTGGCAATAAACCACAAAATAACGCCGTGACTTATGGCACTCAGTTCGATTCTATCGTTGCAAATGCAAAAGAATCTAATTCAGATAAATCGGTGTTTATGCCGAGTGCGCTTTTAACGATTGAAAAAGCACTAGAAGGCAAAAAACAGACAGACGGTTCAAAGTCATTTAATGGCATTTTAGACTCAGTTGCGACTGGTATTAAAGCTTACCGAAATCGTAATGGTGGTGATATGCCAAGCCCTGCCTTGGTTGCATCTGCGTTAAATAACGGCGCTTTGCTCTATGAAGGCTTAACAGGTGCGAATACCCAAGGGATTTATGATTCTGCGAAAACTGGCAACCAGTCAGCGAAAGAGTTTTTCGTGGACAGTGTTTCTTCAGGTCAATCTTCACACGTGGCGGAAGTGCCAGCACTGGCGATGGTCACAATTGCAACGACTATTGCGAATGCATTGCCGATTGTAGCTTATCTTCCTAACCCTAAAGGTACACAGACCGTACCATTGGTTTATGTTCGCCAAGTGTCTAAAAATGCATACGGCCAAATGGGTGCGCATGACTTCTTAGATGGTGCAAATGCGGGTGCTCAATACTTTGATGCGGTTCACCGTTTAGCCATGACATCGGCCGATCAAACCACGTTTACAGTCAAAGCATATCGCCGTTCTGATAAAGAGACTTTGGTTCCAGATGATGCATCTGGTCGTTTGCCGATGGTGGGTGAGGCAACATTAATCACGATTGGCGGTATTCCAGTATTTGAAGGTGATCAATCCCGTGGTATGGGTGGTCAAGTAGCGGGTAGCGTTCAACTTCGCTCAATTGATTTGGGTGACTTTGAGTATGAAGGTCAAGCCTATAAATTGGTTAGCGGTACCGTTAATTTAGATACGGACACAGTGACTTTCACCCTAGATAAAGCATTGCCAGCGGGTGCGAAGGCTGTCGCTCATGTCGTTGCAAACTATGAATTGAAGGATGGTAATGGCCAGCCAGTCTTAACGGCCCCGTCTGTAGATGCGAAGCTTGATTACTCAAGTATTTCAGCCTACGGCATTCGTGCAATCTACACAGCGTCTATTGATGCATTGACGCAAATGCAGAATGAACTAGGCGTGGATATGCGTTCAGCATTCGTCGCGGTGGTGATTTCTAAGCTCATGCTTGAACAAAACGTTCGCTTATTAAGCCAAGCGCGTTCACGTGCAATTGGTCAAGGCACATATCGCGCCGTGGATTTAAGCCGTGGTTCAGATATGACACAGGCATTTAACAATACGTCTGCAATTGCGTCTGAAATCCTACCAGCGATTGAAGACTCTAAACGTCGCATTATCGAGAAATCACAACATGCGCCAGCTGGGTTCGATGTTTATGTGTCAGGTCAGTTAGGCACGTTAATGAAGATCCTTGCGGATGATACCAATTTCATTCCAACAGGTTTAACCCTTGGTGCCCCAAACAACATCGTGCGTATCGGTTCACGTGGTTCAGATAATTTCTACTACTTGCCGACCGATCTTGGTGTACTTGAAGACGGTGAAACAGATGTGGGTGGTGTTACTGTCGCATTCGCTGAAGCGCTGATTGTTGCGCGTAGTGCTGAGCCAGCAAAATCGGTGTTTGTTGGTCATATCGCCGTGCCAGTTGTGACTGATGATGTCCGCGCTGTAGCGTTTGAATCAGGTGTTCAATTCTATACCCGCCAAGCGTGTCAGATGAACAAAAACAAGCGTTTTGGTAGTCAGGTTGCACTACTCAAAGTAATGAACCTTCCGAAGTCATTAACCACCGCTGTTTCTTAATTCTGCGCTATCTGGGGGATGTGTTCGCACATCACCCATTCTTTAAACTTTGTATTGGTGAAAATCATGACTACAGCAAGTAAAACAACAGCAAAGAAGACCAAGGCAGAGCTAAAAGCGGAAGCTGAGGCATTGGCAAAACAACAAGCAGAGGCGGAAGCGTCTCAAGCAACAGTTGATGCTGAAAAACCCGCTGAAACGACAGCAGATGCGCCAGAAAGCACTGAAGGCGAAGACAAAACCGAGCAATCGGGTGCTGAAACTGCGGACGGCCAAGCGCCAGTGGTAGGCGATGAACCAACTTTGGCCGAAGGTGCGGGTGATACGACTGAAAAGAGCACTTTAAAAGAAGGTGATCAACCAGTCTCAGATGCGCCAGCTGATACTGAAAGCACGGCGGACACTCAAGCACCAGCGGGAGCCGAAAAACCCGCTGAAACGACAGCAGATGCGCCAGAAAGCACGGTTGTAGATCAGGCGGAAGTTGTCGCACTTGGCCCATTGCAATTACGTGTCACAAACTTTGGTCAAAAAACCATGTGCCAAGTGACAAATCGCACGATTCCGAAAGACGGTACCGTTGTCATTGATTATGCAAATCCACGCCAGAAACAGCTGGCTATGGGTAATTTTGCGCAAATCAATAAATTCAATCGTGACCGTAAGCGCTTCAAAGTAGAGGATTAATCTATGACTGATTATGCTTTAGTAATTACTGAGCAAGACGGTGTGGTGCTTTTAACTGCAAGTGAGCTGGATAACGCTGATTTTGATAGTCCCCCGCTTATTACGCTCTTATTTTCACTGGCGAACGTCCTAGACCCTGCGGTTTATCTAGTGGTATCGGTTAATCAGATTGAAAATATCAACAACGAGCTGGCAGAACATAGCTTGAATCTGAAATTCATTGATCGGGATACAGATGACCTTGTTTATAGCGTTAGCGGTATGTTGGTCAGTGATGAAAACCAGACCAATTCTATTGTTGCTGTGATGAATGCGCTCGAAGACTTCGACAATGTAGAGCTAATTATCACAGAAGATGAAATCGATGCCGACATTATCGATATGATGTCAGATCAGTTTTACTACAACAAAATGAATAGTATTGCCCGTAATGTTGAGCGTGCAACTATTCCAGCGGGCACGGCGGGCGATGTCAAAGAGTTATATGACTTGGTGACAACGCAAGATGATCAACCGACCGTTATGTATATGCAATTGGGCGACGACCTTTCTCAATTCACGGAAATGACCCGTATTGCAACACGTTTGGGTGTGCGTTTGATTGTAGAGTTAGATCCAACATTAACGCTAGATCAAGCCATTGCAACAACAAATGATCTAAATGCATTTAACATGCATGTCATGTTCATTTGGGCACCTATTATCGCTCGACCGATTAACGCCGTGGGCTTAAAAGGTAAAAAGGTACCGCGCTATTGTGGTGGTGTTTTGTTGGCCCACTACTTAAAACGTCAAGCGAATGTGAATGCTCAGGGTATTCCAGCCATTCACCGTCCGATTGCTGGATTTGATTATCCATTTAGCTTTATTGGTATTCAGCAAGCACCCGACTTGGTGCTGAATGATCAGGCCCTTAAACGTCTGGCACGTGCGCAAATTAACATTGTGAAGCGTGAGCGCTTCCCTCAAGGGATTCGCTTCATTCTTAACGACGTATTAACAGGATACGGCGATAACACCAGTGTTCTGAAGCTGGCAAACGCAAGTGAAATTTCCATGTTTATTGACAATCGCTTAAAGGAAATCTGTAAGCGTCATATGCTCAAAGATATGGATGGAACGATTGATGACACAACCAAAGAAGCAAAACGCTTTCTTGAGTCGTGTACGACCAAAACCCGTCCGTTATTGCGCAAATCACAAGAACTAGGTGGTTTTTTCCAGCTAAGCATTACGCCAAATGAAGCCAGTCCAGACGACAAAATTGATCTTGAATGCGCGTACCGTCCACAAGGCGCGGGCCGTGTAATTTACTTAAAAACAGCAGTGACACGATAAGGAACAAACCTATGATGAACGGTCATATTCTCCCATTTTTGGGTGAGTCAAAAAAAACAGAAATGCTTGATAGTGCTTCAGGTCAGGCGGTTCAGGTTGTAGAAAACCTAGATATTCAAGAAAGCAGTGCATCCGCTTTAAATGCAGAGATTCAAAGCGTGCGTAAAATGGCGTTAATGCTGGTCTTGGTTTTGGTGGATTCAATTGTTGAGAATGATCTTGGTGATGATGAACTTCCGTCAGATCGCCTAGATTCATTATTGGCTGGCTTTGCATCTGAGGCCGACGATGAAGAGTTTGAGGCCGATCAAGCGACCTTGGATATTCTGATTGCGAACGTACAAGATGCTTTCGCGTCGCTTGGTGTATCAGATGAATTAATTGCAACCATCTTCAGTGAAGAATCAGAAGCAGATGAAGCGATTGAAAGCGCGTGTGAACTTGTAGAATCGACCCTTCCAACAGGTGACGATCTTCAAGAGTTTGTTGATTTATTTGTCTACGGTGAAGCGCAAGACGACGGCGATACCATGCTGGACGGCGTGTCTTTAGGCAAAACAACAACCAAGTCGGGTAAGTTCGGCAAAGTGGTTTACAAGGCTGTTAAGGCGATTCGTAACGGCAAAGTCGCTATCGTGAATAAACGTGTATCTGGCCGTGTGAAACTCAGTGCCAAGCAACGTTCGGCACTGAAGAAAGCCCGCGTTAAAGCAAGTTCTTCAGGTGCAATTAAGCGCCGTGTGCGCTCAATGAAGAAAGCCAAGGCCCTAAACGTATAACACGGCGTTTATAGCTTAAAAACCCGCTATTTTGGCGGGTTTTTGTTTAAATGAACATAATGTTCAAATGAACAATAAAAAATATCAAGTTTTAAGCTCAGGAATAAGCCGAAAAGCCATTTTTCTAATGATTCAGAATGAACACATATTAAATCTGAATAAATGAGCAATGTCATGGCGAAAAAATTTGTACTGGGTGAATTAAGTGAAAAGCATGAATTTGTACAGCAAATCAAAGAAACCTTAGAGAAAGCGACTAAGCAAAAAGTTGCGGTGATTATCGTCGATAAAATGGTTCGCAAGTCTAGTGTGGCGACTAAAAAGCTTAACTTCAATTTTGAAGAGGGCCAGTCCATTAGCTTGGTGCTACGAACGGACGGTGATGTTATTCAGCAATTTTTAAACAATAAGAATATCCCCTTATCCAAAGTGATGGATTACGACAAGCTCAGTGACTTCAATGCTGGCTTAGAGGATCTAGCGCTAAAGCTGAAAGGCAATCAAGAGAAATTCAACATCAAACGTCAGTCGGCCCGTGTGGTCATTCCACGTGACAAAGCGCCCGCGCCGACGGTTAAAAAACGCATTCAACAGGCCCGTGACACACTGAAAGAGCTTGGGGAGCAACTTGACCAAAAACGGGCATTGATCGAAAGCAAAAATCAAGAACTTAAAGCGCTGAAAGGGGCCTAATTATGGATGGGCTTCAAATCGTTTACGCCGTGGTACTGGTCATCGCTGTTGTGCAGTGGGCTTTTAATCGTTATCAGCTTGCCAGTGGGTTGTCTTTAAGATTCTATACCATTCGCTTGCACCCTCAATTTAACCAGCAGTTTGAAAAGAAGATAACCAACTATATTTCCTTGCTGGTCGGGCTATTTGTGCAATTGGTTTTTGTCTGGTTTTGCAGTTATCGCCTTTTGTTTGATTTGGGGGTTTTTGATCTTGAGGCTGGCATTGTTCTTAGTGTCATTATGCTGTTTTTTACTAAAGATCGGTTTTATTACGAGTCGGCTATTTTTGTCGTCACTCGATGGAGAACTGAATGAATTACATCTTTCGTGCGGATGACATCAAAAGAATGATTGAGCACTGGCTTGCTACCCCGCCAAATGGCTACGTCGGTGTGACCTATGGCCGTAATCCTAAAGAACTGCTAAATCGCCCTATGGACGACGACACGGCGGATACCTTATTGCAGTGGATGCGTGAGGATATGTCGATTTTGAAGTCTTTGCCTGAAGGTAGTCTTAACGTTGTATCTACAGAGGTAAACTTTGAAACTAAGCAGTTTTTTATCGAAATTGGTGAGATTTTAATTCCAATTAAGACAGAAACCAGCAATGAAGTGGTAGGGGTGTAATATGCCGTCATTAAATAAAATTAAACAAGTCACACTGATTGCATTACAAGCATATCCAGATATTTATGCCCGTTACATTTCGGGTGATTCGACGGTTACGGCCCCAATGAGCGCTATTCAGCATATGCTGGCTGAAATTGGGCGTGATGTGGAAGTCTCAGAGATTGAGCCGTTCATTAAGTCCCGTGAAGCCACTATTCTGGCCGATGCAAGCAACAAGGGTATTTTGCCACTGGGTACGCCGTGTCAGCACTATATCACCCTCACCAATCGCGGTACCCAGCGCTTAACCATTCTTAGCGGGCGAGTCTTTGAAGATGCACAAGGCAGACCATGGCAATTTTTACAAAATGCTGAGGTTTTGCCTAATGAGTCAGTTGACGTTCTGGCTGAACAATCTCAAGTGCGGAAGGTGAAAAAGACCATTATTGAGACATTGCCATTCAATCAATTCAAGATTGATATTGAAGAAGATATGTCACTGGTAAGCCTAACTGCAGTTGATCAGGATAGTAATATCTATAACTTTGTCACGCGCTGGATGAATACCAAGGCTGGCGATTATGCCATTATCCTGAAAACGGATACATTGCGCGAGATTACGCTTTTGAGACATACGGTGAGGTTGATGCCTCAACACTCAAAGAGGCTATGCTACAGCAAGCCAATACAGCAGATGAAGCAAAGCTGGCAATTCGTTTTAAAGCGGGTGGTGTGGTGCGTATGGGGGCGAACCCTTTGTCTATTGATCAGATGCGACTTTTAGCGTCATACCCGACACATGATGATAACGCCGTGTTCTTGGGTAACTTTGAGGCCTTGGTTCGTAAAAAGTTCATGAATCGAACGTTTTACCTAAATGTCTGGAACGAAATGATTCATGAACAGCACTATGGTTCAAGTGTTAATCATATTAACCACTTGTTTGTGGCTGTTGTGCCTAAAAACCCGTCTGAATATGACCTAATTTGTAGTGAAATTGAACAGCTGATTGCCATTGCGGATAATCTTTACTCACATGGCAACGTTGTTTTTATTGAGCCACAGGAACGGCCATTTAATATCACTGTCAATGCTAAATTAGCGCCCGTACATGCCGTGGATGTGGTGAAAGAGCAGATTAGAACTTTACTGGTAAGTAATTATGGTAAAGAGCAATTGGCCTCAAGCTACAACATGATTGATGGATTTAACTTGCAAGAAATTAGCGAGTTATTTAAGAAAAATATCCCTGCTTTTCAAGATCGTCAGTCTGATTTTAAAATCGATATTGAGGATTTAAGCGGGAACGGGATTAAGCCAAACCACTGGATATTTATGACTGCAGACAGCATATCTTTCAATATTGAGCGCTCAGGCGGTCTAGGGGGTGGCACGTGGACAGTTCTGTAAACCTTTTAACACCATACAGTCAATCACATACCCATGATGAACTTGAAGAGGCCATGCAGAGTGTTTTTATTACTGCATTTCATGAACTGTATGGTGAGGCGATTCGGGATATTCACCACTTTGGAATGCCACACTTAGGTAGCCCCAAAGTCGTTGAGCGCTTTTCTAAGCAAGATGGTTTAGTGGTACTGCGTCGCCCCAATTCAAGCGATGAAATCATGCGGGTGATTTATGCGAATTGGCGGTCGCTGGCCTCAAAACGCGGTTTAGCATTCTTGGAGTTTGTGCTTCAGATGCTTTGGGCCGATCAATGGGAAGTGAAGCGCTTATATCACAGTATAGATTTAATAGATCGTTACCCGACAGTGACGACCGTTGAACCCGTGGACAATTCATTTTTAACTTCGCGTATTCTCATTTCATTGGATTCAGATGTTGATTTTTCTGAGGCCAGCCACTTGGCCCCTACGTTATTTCGCTTAGTTCCCGCCAATATTGTAGCTCAAATATCATCCAAATTTGAGACAGAAGATATAGACCCCGTTGGTGTTGCTTCTGTTTATATGCCATTTATGACGGCGAATTTCTGTCTGTTTGATGATGAATACAAGGTGGGTTTACCTGAATGGTCAGAATGGATGATTTTAAAAAATATTCAGGTTTTATCAAATGGTCGCGTGGTCTATAAGGGGTTTAAATCCAATATGGCCCAGATGTATGAATCGATAGCAAATCGTGATTTAACGCCATTTATTTTAAGTCAATTAAATGTAGAAGCTTATCGCCAAATGGACGGCGTTAATGATGCAAATAAGGTCTTAACCTTGGGGTGTGTGGGTTATAAATGGGATTTACCAAATGACCGTATCATAGCGAACCGAGTGCCTGAAATTGTAAACCTTCAAGACGTATCCGATGTCTTGTTACAGCGGTTTTATGAAGGTGGTTTCTTTGTGGGGTATGAGGCCTTTTACGGTGCGATTGAGAACGTCGCATGGGTATTAGATGGCATTGAAATCTATGAATTTGATACATCGACCCAATTCACCTATACCGCTGGAACATTTGTCAGCCTTGTGAGTTTCATAGATGCATTGAATCTATATATCACAGACAAGATAGACAATAACCCAGATTGGGCTGGGGCTGTTTTGGGTGAGGTTACAATCGAGTATGAAGATGCTTTAACCATCATCTATATTCAACATTACACCATTGAAGATGTGGCCCATGAAGAGCGAGTAAGAGTTGATAAGGACATTAACGCTAATTACGATACTGAAGATCCAGCAAATAGAATACTGGTCGATTCGGCGAAGAGATTAACGCTGTTTGATCGGTTGAAGGTGGTTGCTACAGATTTTGACGATCAAATTTTGTTTGCAATGATTCAGGACGGCACAAATAAGGCCTACAGCGAGTCCAGCAATGCGATAGCCGACCATTTATATTTAGCCAATCTTGAATACTATAATTTTCAGCAAATTGCAGATCAGATTGTATTAAATCTGAGTAGTGATAATGCTGAATATAAATTATCAGCAGAAAACTATGTCAAGAAAATTGCGAGTACCGTGTTTAATCCAGATCCAGCCAATCAATTGATTAAGTATGCGGACTTGGTTGTTTTATTTGAGGCAAGCAAGGTGTTGGTGACTTGATAGGAATATCGGCAAACCCCTATTTTTCAATCCTTCAAAATGGCTGTAAATCAAATCGGATTTACAGCCATGAAACAAAACTTTATTCAGACTCTTCAAGATTATTTCCGTGATGGGCAAATGGCCCAAGAGCTTGGCGGGGCTATGCTCCAATGTAATGGCATGCTGGTGCCAGATGGTGTCCCTGAAATTGCCTTGCTTATTCCCAACTTTAGCCGTCCCGTTGTGACCAATAACGAAAGTGCCGACTATAACTTGGCGGGTGGTGGTCAATTCCATGTGTCTGGGGCACCTAAAAACCGCTATGAAGGCCCGATTCAAGTGATTGAAACAGATTCAGGCCAAGCGTCTAAATTTGCTGAGCTTATTATGGCAAGTGGTGGTCAACTTGATTGCACTATGTTTGATGGCCGTGCCGACCGCTTTGTTACAGCTCATGCAATATCGAATGTCACGTTTACTTTTGAGCCGATTGATATTGACGGCGAAGGTGTAAGCACGATTCAACGTGTACAAGGCCAGATTAAATATAACTATTACGGCCAGATGGCAAATCTTGGAACCAGCTCATTAACAGGTCAGCTTGCGGGTGTGACGGGTGCTGATGTGTTCTTAAACAAAGCTCAAAATATCCTAAACGCCGTGTATGCGGGCAATACGCTTATTAATATTCTTCGAGATGCATTCTAATGAAGTTAAAGCCAGTTGATGCGAAGGGGCAACATCAAGAAGGTGAGGCGGGAACCATCGCCTCACTTGCTCAGGCGCTATACCTTGAATATGTGCTTATGGGGTACTCCACGACCACAGAAGACATATCCACGGCGATAATGCTTGATTTTGCGTTCTATGCGGGCTGGGCGACCACGACGACCCAAGAACAGGGACTAGAAACTGAAATAGACGAAAATCACAGCATATCTTTTACCGAGTGGGCCATTTTAGAACCCGTTATCCGTGCTCACTGTGATTTTATTCAATCTCAGCGTGTAGAGGGTACAGGTTCGCTAGGTGGTGAGCGTTTCGGCCTTTCTGTGAGTGAGGCAAAACAGGCCTATGCCGATGCTAAGCTTGAAATGAAAAAGGAGGCTTTTGTAGAGGCCCCCTTCACCTTGGATTTCTAATCTATGCGAGTCATGTTAAGTAATGGACAGATGATAGGGCTTGATCGCTTCATTAGTGGCGTGAATCGCTTTGATTGTGTCCCAGTCCCAGCAACACTTGAATTTCAGGTGTTGCTGGATGATGAAATGGATAAGCTACTGCAAGAAAACAGCACTATTTCAATTGGCGACCATTACCTAGAACTCACCATTGTTAAGCGGGCAGTGAAAAATACTGGGGTGATTAAGGACGATAAGCTTATTGTTGTGGGTGCTTATATCGCCGTGCTCAAAGGGTGTGAGTCGTTAATCGTTCCCGCCAAAAGTGCGATTTTTGCTGAAGATACCAGCATTGGGGCGTGCTTGCGTGCGGGTGGTAGCCGTCTGAAGGTGCGTGAAGATGTGCCTTTGGTGAAATACTTCTGTGCCTTGGGTGCGACTCCAACATATGAAATTGCGCGTATGTGTGGACAAGAGGCGTGTGTGATTCATTGTGATGCGCAAGGGAAAATTATCGTTAAACGTTTGTCCCAGATCATGAATGCAGAGCACACATTGGAACTCGAAAAATCCAGCATTCAATGGATTGAAAATCAAGCCCAAATTAATCACAGCATTCCAACGTATCAGACCATTAATGCCGACGGCTCTACGGTCGAAGGGAGCTTGAAAAGTGGCGTAAAAACGTCTTTTTATCCTAACTTGGATGCACGGCGCGTCAAAAATCTGAGCACGGTACTGGTCACACGTGGCACAGCCATTCGCTCATATAGCCCTAGTTTGATTGC